AACCAAGGAGAGAGTATGGTCAGGCTTTTGTGGGATTACGTTATTAACGGACAGGAGTTGTCCAACAAGTAGTATTATAGCATACTTTGCTATATCTGTTCAACAACATTATGCGTTTATCCGTCTTTCTGCAATTGTCAAAAGATTATCGTATGCCATATCTAATTGCCAATAAAAGGCTAATGGTGGTTTAGCACCTAAGTATTTAGCATAGATAGCGTCTTGTTGTCCTTGTTCTAAGCTATGCACAATAGCGTGTATGGTTCTAACATTAGACATATCTTGGGCAGAACACATCTCTTCAAACGCTTCTGAAGTTGACTCGCCTCCTGACGAAAGACCAATTGATTTAGATGGATAACCCAGGCGGTGATTATCCGATTTCATCCATAAAGCCCAATCCTCTAGAATGGACAATAAGCGTTCCATACTAATCATATTGTGTTAGCGTATAAGCTACGCTTTGCCCAAATGTTTCTTGTGTAGTATTGTGCTGAAGGTTATGTTTAGCATCATCTGCGTTATGACTGATAACACCTTTTATCTGGTCATCTGTAAAGTTTGCTGTGTGTCCAAATATAGCTTGTAATGGATGTGGTTGTGGAATGTAGTAGTGCATAAGTCTATTATCGTTATCTTTGAATGCGTGTATATGACCTTCCATCTTCATGGTAACAAGCAAATTTTTAATGGTGTGATAATTACCATCTACATGTGCTGCTATTTCTTTTATAGCTCTAGGCTCTGTAAGATAAGCTAGTATTTTATCTCTGGTATTCACGATACATCCTTAATTTTACAATGCCACTTCTTCTTATCGTCTTGATGCCAACCATGTACATGAATAGTCCAACCTGCTTCACGAACTGGACCTACGTTTTCATGGTCACCTATCTTCTTTACTCTAGCTGACATATTTGTTGCTGTAGTTGTTTGCACAGCCAATGTTTCTTTTCCCTTTAAAGCTAGTATATCTATAAAACCAAATAAATCTTGACGTATTCTTGCATAACTATTCCAATGCTCTGTAATCCAACATGTGTATCCTTCTTCTCGTAATTTTTTAAGACTTAACTGCGTTGGGCTAGTTGCCATCAAATTGACTTTCGTTAGGTTTAGATGTTCCGTCTATAAATCTTTTCTCAACGTTTCCCGTTGCCTTATTAAGTTCGTATTCATAAGTGTGCGGTGAAACGTCAGGACTATTTTTTTCTTTTTTGAATATCTTGTCCCAATTATCTTGTGCTTCTTGTTCAGAAACTAACAACGGTCTTCTGCCAGAACCTTTACCCATTTATTTTACTCCCAAATGTCCGTTAGTAAATAACCAACCTATAGTTTTTCTATGTGCTTCTTCCCATGCTGCTATTCTATCATATTTATCTAACATCTTGTCATTATCTATCATGTGGTGGCATTGGTGACATAGGAATGCTATACGATAATCATGTCCCTTGATACCTGTTCCTTTGCCATCACGTAATTGATTAGAGTGTGCAGATACTACTGTTCCGTCTTGAATAGAACACATCATACATGGTGCTCCATCTGCTAGTTTAAGTAGTTTAGGGTTACGATAGTTCATTTATACCCCATTGGTTTGCCATAGCATCTGCTATACCTTGAAATGTTTTATTGCGTATCTTTTTAATTTCCGGTGTATTGTATCCAATCTTTTTACCATCTTTTCCAATTGGGTCACTCATCCATGCAGGCATTTTCTTTCCGCTTGGAGTTATATAAAATTTACCTTTATCCACAATGTTTGTTGGTTTTAACAAAGGCAATCCTTTTAACCATAGACAAGTAGACTTTTGAGCCTCATGACCATATTCCCAAGGTTGAATTATTTGACTAGGCTTTTTATGGATAGAACTCATAATACCTATTGGGTTTTCTACTGCAATTTTAGGTATTGGTGCATTTATCATTGACATAAAAAAGTCTATACCTTGTTGCTGTCTGCCATCTTTTCGTTTTTGTTCAAAATGTCTAGCACCACTTACAGCTAAATGTGTGCATGGTGGAAATGCAATCATCATATCCCAACCATCATTAATAATATCATTTACATCACCTTGGTAGTGTTTACCAAGAATATCTGTTGGCTCAATATCACATGAAGTTACATCATGACCTAACTTTGTAAATGCTTCTCTTACAGTTCCACTAAACTCACAAGCTATTAATATCTTCATTAGTAGTCCCAACCCCAACCCATAGTCTGACCCCATACCTCTATCTGTTGTTGGTATTCTGTCATCTCACTTGTGGTTAGTTTAGTTGTTGACTTTATAAGTTCTACAGGCATACCTGCTATTTCAGTTTGGTATCTCAAAAATTTAAAGCCACAAAGTTCATGAATACGGTCTTTCTCAATACCTAAATGATTACTTAAACTTGTATATAGTTCCCATAACCTTTCGTTCTGTTCAAGACTACGGTTAAGTTTAGCGTCTGTTACTGTTACACGCCAGCGTTTAGTAAAATCAAGATTTTTTAGTTTCTCTATAAGCTGAGGTAAGTTGTCTTTGGTTAGTGCCCACTTTATCATCTCTCCATCCTTTCGTTTTAAATACTTGTCCGTCTTTAGAAGTTGCTTTGTATTGAATGTCATTTCCGAATACTTTTTTACATTGATTTATAAATTCATTTATGGTCATGGTCTGTCCCTATAACGTAAAGATTTAGAATGAAACCACAAAGGAACAGAACCTTCCCATTCAAAATGCCTTTGCTTATTTACAGCCATAAATCCATCTGGAACTATCCTGGCATCTTCTTCAGTCAGTTTACCTTCCAATAAGTCTTTTTCTTTTTTCTTATTACGGTACACCGAAATACAATTGTCCGCTAAATTTGTTATTGTCGCAGAACCTGCCACATCAAACTTACTGGGCGTGTGAGTGGTCTCGTCTATTGTTTTTCTGCTATGTGCGATTAAGTGAATGTGGACATTTAAATCTCGTGCAGCTATACAAAGCTGGTCAACAAATTTCTTCTGCCCATTGTAATCATCTTCATTTATAGAACACTTCATTAAACTATCTACCACGAAATGCTGAATACCTAACTGCTCAGCTCCATAGTAGATAACAGATAATACTGCTGTAGGATTTGTGCTGCCTAACTGGTCGTAAAGAAATAATTTTCCAGTTGCATCATTACAAAACTGAGTTATTGCACTCTCTGTAGGTTCATTAGTTCCCACAGATTGACGGATATATCTGGCTAATGTACTTCTACAACTCATCTCAAAAGAACATATCATAACCTTGTAGTTCTCAATAAGTTTAAGAGTTACATAGCTCAAAAGCATTGATTTGCCATGTCCTGAATACCCAGACCAAATACTCGTCTCCCCTAAACGAAGTCTGAAATTCTCTGCTTTATCAAACGGAAGATACGCACCACTTTGTATCTCACCAGAAAAATATCCAATAGTAGACTCAATAAAAGTATCTGGACTCTTAATTTTACGGTACTCATCACTTTCTCTCCTAAAAAAATAATTCTTTATTTTATCCTCATTTACTATTAAGTTCTCAACTTTTTCATCTAATGACATATTTGGTAAGCCTCTCTCAATCTATTTACAGCTATCATTAATCTATCCTTATCTTCTTGTGGTAAGGTTTTTCCGTTTGCAACTTCTAATCCAGCTAATGCTACAAGCAATGTTTCATTTGAAATAGCTTTTAAAACAGCATAAGGATTAAAAGGTTTTGAAACAGGTTTAAAATCACCTAAACGTTTTGGAACAATATCGTCAAATGTTAAACCTACAGCTCCCAATATATCATTAGCAGCACAACCTGCAAAACAATGAATTAAAATCCTTTCATCTGGTAAATTTTTAATGCTTAAAGATGCAGTTTTATCATTATGGGCTGGACATAAACATTGGTATTCATCTTTACCAGACCTGTAAGATTTTTCAAAGTATCCTAAAAAGTCATTTATATTCATGATAAAGCCTTAATAAAGGTTATCTTCTCTTCTAATATCTT